CCAGAAAGGTTTAGATCACTCGGCTTGCGCGAAGCGTTCAAACCCATCCCACGGCTGGACTATCTCAGCCGTGGTGCCAGGCAACCAATTCGAGGTTGCACCGGCCCCCACGCAGGTGCGTGAGTCCGTACGCGACGTGTGTCGCACGAACACATCCGCCTGTCCTTCCCTCCCCAAGCGCGAGCTTGGGGGAGATCCAGAAAGGAGGAGAAACACCTGGCCAGCGATGGCCTCTGACTCGGAAAGCCCGGATACGTCATCCGGTACCGGCCGAGCGATCAGCTCTTTCCACTCCCACGCACCTAAATTCAGGTACCTGCTGTTGAAAGCCGTGAGGCCCCCAGACGACAGGAAAACGTGTGAGAAGGACGTCGGGGGGGCAACCCCACGACGAGACCTGCGTACGTGCTTGCAGGTGAGCCACTCGTCCTGACACGTGTCGATCCCCGTATCCGCCGGCCCTGTGAAGGGTCGGAAGAACTGAAAATCGACGGGAATAAGGTCATAAATACGCGACCTCACCTCCATGAAGAACGCTGCAGTGCGTTCATTCCGCCGTGTTAGGTTCAGAAACTTGAACAGCGCGCTTAGACTATCCAGTGCAAAGTCAAGGGTGAATGGACGAACGTCCTGTCCGTTGAACCAGTCTGCCCCACAAGATTCCCGAAAGGGACCCGCCGAGAAACTCTTCCGCGGGTTTATCTTCATGCCACAGTCCGTAAGTAACTCTACAAGACGGTCGTACGCCTTCCGACGTACAATGATATCGTCACCGTAGACCCGGAAATCCTTCCCAGGTTGTCCGGCTCCGACTGCATGGCACAGGGACGCAAATATCAGCGTCTGAAGGGCAAAACAGAAACCGTTCCCCATGCTACAGAATTTTTGATAGCGAAACCGCGTGCCATCAAGCATACCATAGCGGACACTAAGATTGGCGAGAAGTTCATACCAATCTGGGGGTAGAAGATACCGGCACACTTCTTCTGCGATTAGATCGCTAGCCGACGATAAGTCGACGGTGCACCAGCCTTCATCAGTGGAGCACATGGAGCCCTCACGGGCCATCCACATGTTCGGCCGTTGGTCAGAGAGATCAAGGGAAACACGCCGCAATTTTGCGCGCACTTCCGCATCAACCCCTCCTTGCAAAAAGCCGTTCCACAACGGTTCAGCGCCGACAGTACGGAACTTTTCGGCGTCTTTCAGTACGAAAGAAACTTTGTTGTAGTCTACGTGATCAAAAGCGACGAGGCCGCGGTAAACAGCCGCCCGAAACGTCACTGGGTCCACATGATGCCCGGCGTTATCCACGCCGGGGTCAGGTGCTCGTTCGCGTTCCCACCGAGAGGTAAAGACCTCCTCCAAGTGGTAATGGCTACCGAAGAGACCGACCACGTAATCACAGGCGCTCGGTGACACGGTCCACTTCCCATACAACTTACGTAGGAAGTTGGTGCAATCTCCGTGCACGCCGACTGATGCGCCCGGCCCAAAATAGGCATTCTCATACATACTCGAGAGCGAAGGACTCTCGCCCAGGACGTAATAAATCCACGCCCGAGCACGCTCCAAAGCGGAATACGGGAAACTCTCAACTAACCCTCTTCGGGCGAGCTGGAATCTTATGTTTGTGTGAAGGCATTGCTTTTCACAGTCCCAGAAGATCTCCCTGGCCCGCGCCTCCGGATCAAAATTAACCTGATCCGTAGGCCACGGGTACTTCCGTACGAGTGCCGCAAACTGGCTCGCAGTAAAATGCTCCTGCGGTGTCAAATACTGCTGTTTAGACACATAGCCAGCCAGCTCAATCAACCCCATGTAGTCCTGCGCTCTCAACTTACCGAGAGCATCATTCATCCACGGGGTTGGCCGTTGGGCCGACAACAGGTCGCGCAATAGGTCCAAGTAAAGCTGAAAGGACCCCGCGCGCAAGCGCTTCGACAGCTGATTGTACTGCTTCCACAATTTGGGGTTCATTACGATCTCCAAGTAAAGATAAGAGTATCAGGCAACAAGATACCGTTACCCGACGAACGACTCGACGACGCCAAAACCACGGCCATTGCTGGCGCGGGGCTTGCTCATCAGAAATTAATCTGCTGGGCTTTGACGTGAGTCTTGAAGGTGGCCGAGGCAAGAAAGGCCCCCATGTCGTTCAGCAGCACGTCGATGTCAGCACTTGCCATCCCGACCGGGATGGACACGTTGATTTCAAGGATTGCCTCCCCCGAAGGGGTGAGCGCTCCCGTCAGCGTATGAGTGCGAGTGAGTTTTGCCGTTGTGCGACCTACGCCGCTGAAGGCCGAAGTGGGCTTCGGGGCAACGCGATACAACTTCGCGTCGTCCTTAACGCTCACGGTCTTGTTCGGCCCAATGTATCCCACGATGTTTTGTAGGAATGAGTCAGCGGTGAAGGTCTTGGCGTTGATAGACAAAGACATCAGGATTTCTCCCTAGAAAGGTTAAACACGGCGAAGGACGCCATAAGTTGAGACGAGATCGCCCGGCTTTGCCCGAAGGTAAACCTGGTCAAACTGCCTCAGTTTCTGCGCACTGAGCGCAAACCAATCCGCAACTCGGACACCCGGGTGTTTTCCAAAG